TTCGCTGCAACGTCTGGCATATCAGTAGCCTGTACGTATGGGAAGCCCAAAATTGTATTTGGTACTCCACCTTGTAGAGACATACCTGCTTGGAACACATATTGTCCTGCGGTATCTTTTAGCTTTCTGATTGCTGCTAAAGTAGTTCTATTGAAAACAAAAGAACCATTGTTGCTGTATTCAGACTTAATGCTATGAACTAATGTGATAAGACCGTCAGCTAATAGAGCTGTGCCATTACCAGAATTTACTTCACTCACACTGCTATTAGTTAATAAACCTTCGGGCTTACCAACTGAGTTACCACTGACAAATGCAGTTCCCTCAGCTTTTGCGAACTGCTCCGCAAACTCTGATTGCATTTCAGCTTCTAGGTCAAAGACAGTATCTTCTAGGTTCTGTTCAGATATGTCTACTAAGGCATACAGCTCATGAGCAGGGACTTCCTCTAAAGCTACATTGTAGCCTTCGGTCTCTGATCTACTGCCTTGTTCTGCTACCCAATTAGCGGAGAACTGCCCTGACCTTTTTGGTATTTGCACAGATCTTTGACCTGTGGTTCTAACCCTTGCGATTGTACGAATAGGTGAGATTTCAGTTACTGTTTTAAGTAACTCTCTAACGTATTCTGGTGGTGCAAGATATCCACCTGTGCTGTCATTACTGACAGTCAATGCTTTCTTTTCATCTGGATCTAGGTTTTCTATTCCTTTTCTCACAAATTTATCAAAAGCCTCACTGGTCTCATCAATTTGCTTTGTATCAAAACCTGAGTTTGGTCTTTTCATGACCGTTTCAAGCTGTTCTACTTGCTCTTTGATGCTGTCCTGTGAGAGTTCGGCTTTAGTCACTTTCTGATTGATCTCTTCAAGACTATCAAGTTTGCTTTCAATATTAGCAATCTTGTCATCTAAAAGGGTATCATGACCTGCGCCTGATTCTAATGCGTCCAGTTTCTCATCATTAGCTTTTTTGAATTCTTCAAAAGCCTCACCGAGTTCCTGTACTGCACCTTTTATATCTATTTCAGACATAATCAACTCCTTACAGTTTGTTAATGGTTAATGTTAATGTGTTTATGGCTTCTACCAATTCAGCATTATCATCAACCTCTCGCTGAGTAAATGCTTGCTTTACAGCTTTTGCTGCAAGCTTAGATTCAGAACGAGAGAGACCAAAAGCATCACGCATTCCGTTCTCCCATTCTCTGATAGAAATTTCCTCGCCCTTTACCGAACGAATAGTCGCTCTAGGGTTCATAGGGAAAGTAACAAGGCTTACTTCCATCAAATCTAATTCTTTAATAATTCTTTTGCCCGTGCCTCTGTCATATTCAACTTCTTTTGGGTTTACTTTGAAGCCTATAGAAAGACCATCTAAAGCACCCATCTTCATAAGTTCATAAGCATCTCTTCCTGATGTTGTGCCTAGAGCAAGCTGACCTTTTACATATAACCCATGATCATCTTCTCTGATTTCTGTAAAAACACCTATGGGCATATCTGTTTTGTGTTGATATAAAAGCTTGACACCTTTTACTCCTCGCTTTTTAAGAGTTTTAGTAAAAGCACCGTCTTTTACGACATCATTACCTAGATCGGTGTTGTTAAATACAGAACCATAACCTTCAAAAGTTCCATCTTCTTCTGTGGAAATCAGTTCTGTTTTAATGTCTATGTATGATTTGAAATCTTCTACGTTGTCAGCCTCTGTTTCACAAGAACAGTCTGTGTCTTTTTTCTTTGGCTTTTTCTTCTTAGGCTTCATGCGACCACCATATCCATATCCAGACTCTTCTGAGCTTAACTCATCACCAGTTAGTCTTGTGTAATCGGCGTGTGAACTGCAAGGCATATAGACAGTATTACCATCTTCATCGTGAGTATGAGTACCTGAACACCCTATCTCCTCTGCTCTTGCTTCGGCTTCTTCCTCAGTGGTAAAGACATCTTTACGCACTTCCCTCTTTTCATCGTTCCCTTTGGAATTGTAGCTTGAACTACAGACAGCTAGTCTCTGGTTATTATCGTATTCATCCGTCATAGTCTTATCTCCCATACAACGACTCATAAATTTGCTTCTACTTTCTCCTGCTTTTGGCTTTGGTATTGGCATTATGTCAATATATAGTATCTGATTGTTTAATCTTGCACAACATCTAGCTCATCTACGTAAATTATTACACATCTGCAATTAATATTGTTCTTTGCTCCACCCCTTGGATCTCCAGTATGAGACATGGGTAATCCACCGACCTCAAAGTCCTCATCCATTTGTCTTATCTGTCCATTAGCAACACTATGATCGCTTCTAGTTCTTGGGTCGTTTGTAGCTGCCCATCTTTTTACTAAATTAGAGCCTAAGTCTTTAGCTACTTGTTGATGGTAGTTATGATGTGCAAATCCTGCAGCATTGTGGGTTTCTGTCCTTGCTATAGTGGCTGCTCTTGATCTTGTAATAGGTCTGACTCTTTGCTCAATGTTTCGTGCTATCTGAACTAGGGTCAGACCCTCCTCTCTTCCGCTTATAATTATATTCTCTACCCTTTTTGCTATGTTAGCTGATATGCCTGCTAATATGAACTCTCTAGTTCTAAAGTAGTTTTCAATCAAAGGTTCAAGATCTACGTTTCTTCCGAAAACTAAAGCATCTTCTTTTTGTTCTTCTAATTTATTACTCTTAGTGTTTTCGTCAAAGATAGTTTTGTAAACCCTCCGATAGTGACTGATCATTACAGGAAATAACTCTGATTGTAAGTCTCTTGTGGATGTAGCTAAATCGTATTGTCCAAACTCTTTATATAAAAAGGCTCTGGTGTTAACAAATCTTCCAAATAAAGAGGTTAGTTTTCTAAAAAAGCTTTTTTCTAAATTGTTTCTAATTCTAAGTTGCTTTCTTACCTCTTTTGCAGCACTGACTCTACCTCTGCGAAATCTACTGATTTGCTTTCGGCTTAGTTTCATTCTTTAGTGCTTTGTGGATGTCCTTTTGGTAGAAGATCTCTATCAAACTTTCCGCCTTGAAATCTACCTGTTCTTAGTGCAAAAAGGAAAGCGTTGACTCTAGCGTATGCCCACTGGTCACTTGATCTAACTCTAGCTCTGACACTGGCAGGGTTAGTGTTATAAGCACCTACACCCCTCTCAAAGACTGCTGATAGCATCCTAACAGTAGCTCGTTTCTTCGGGTTATCTCCATACTTTTCATTATGAGCATCTACCTTCCCTTGTAGAGCTTCTTTGACTTTGGCAGATACAGCTTTGTTTGATATCTCAACAGTATTAGTGTCTTTATGATCTAAAAAATAGAACCAATACTTTTCTATAAATTCTTCGTCTATCTCTTTCTTATCTTCTAGCTTTTTAGTGAGTTCAAGGATCACATCTTTCATACCTTGCATACCCAGAGTGCCTACTACTCCCCATTTCATTTGGGCTACTACACCTGCTACGTTAGAGAGGTTTGGACTCTTACCTCCGCTTTTGAAAGCCTGTCCATCTCTAAAATGTCTTGCTCCCCAAGATTCCCTCTCTTTTATCCAAGAAAGCACCGCAGGAGACTCTGAGCCTTGTCTGGCTCTGCCCCATAACATAAAGGCTTCATTGCCCCTTATGTTGCCTCCTGCTTTCCATATCTGCTTTCCCACGCCCACCTCCTTTACATTTTTGGCAAAGTCGTAGTCAAACTGTTCGTGTTCGGAGTTCCTAAGTGATATCTTCTTGTCATCCCCTCTACTTGGGAAGTTGGTCTGCTTAGAGTCAAAATCATCATAATCGTCGTAAGCATTCATTTCTTCTTCGTCTGTAGGATTGTCAGGTTGTTCTGGTGCTTCTGTGCCAAGAGGAAATAAGGCTGCTGATATATACAAGTCGTCAGCACCTTCAAGCGGGGAAAGACCTATAGCTTCTCTAGCTTCGTTCCTAGTCATTATTCCCTGTGCTACAGCAGAGTTTACGTTTTCATATACCTTTCTGGTACGTTCTGCTAAGGCAGGTATTTTGTCTATATCAAAGCAAAACATCAGATTCTCCCCAAACATCGGCACAAGCCATTCGTTGAGGTCTGATTCTATCTTTCTTAAATGTGGAATTATGGTCTCTTCATACAAAGCTAATCTTGCCTCTGCTACGTTTGAGTATGTCTGTGCATCAGGCACTCCAACTAACTGACTTGGTACACCAAAACACATAGCTATATCTGTAGCTGCCATGTGCTTCAGGTTTAAAAAGTCCATGTCTTTTGGAGACAAACCCATCTCTATGAAGTTAAAATCTCCTTCAAGTAATGCAATCCTACCGCTATTCTGTGTCCCTGAAAATCTTGTATTTATATCTGAAAGCATCTGTTGTCTTTGAGATTCCGTAAGATTCACAGAAAAACCTTGATCATCCTGTGGTTTGAATACTACCGCACCGCTAGGTCTTGCCCCGTTACTGAGCAGGTTTATATTGTGATTACCTGACATATTGTGCTGATCAATTTCAATGGCAGCAGGTGACATAGGTGACATCCCATAATAGTCATCAAGAGGATTAAATAGTTTTATTTGTTTTAGATCACTTTTACCAGTAGCCTCATCTATCGGATAGATTGCCTGTGTTTTACCATTAATCTGGTATTCGTAAGATTCTGGTATAGGTTTACCGCTACCCTTGATTCTAATTCTGTCTGGTCTTAAAAGATGCAATTCTTTAGGTGAACCAATGTCTGCTCCTACCTTCAATATGTAGCTATTCCCAGATAATAAAAGGTAACTAAATATAGCTTCAAAGAACTCTGAATGTGATTGCAGAGGATTAGGTCTATCTATTAGGCTCAATAGTGGGTGACTTTCAAAGACCTGATCCCCTGCTTTCAGCATATATGGAACTGCGCTTGCTCCTTTGCTTATTTCTGAGATACAGCGATATACAATCGCATTCTTTTGGAAACCTTCCTCAGATAATTGTTGATACGAATATTTTTTTGATCTGGATGAACCTACACCAAAATATCCTACCATGCTTCCATAGTCCTTTTCCTCTACAGGCTCAGAAGCAAAAACATTTTTTAGATTGTCCAGTATTGATGCCATCAGCTAATCCTCCAATTCACTTCACCCCTAGACTTACTTAGTTCGGTTAGACCCCATACTAAAGCATCTAGTCTGTCAGGGGAAGCGTTTGTTTCTCCAGTGTAACTAATCATTTGTTGCTCTAGTTCAGCAAAATAGCCAATGTGGTGAACTCTTTTTTGTTCATAAAGGGCAGATATCGGCTCTGCTCTAGTCATTTTACCTCTAGTTGCCCTTACAGACCTGTAAGCTATAGATGGGTCAACAGATCTAATTAGCCTCTCTACTAAGTCACCTCCATTGTTTGTTTCTGCTACACAGAGATCCGCTTGATAATCGTAGTAAGCGTCAACTGATAACCTAGCCCACTTATCAGGTGTATAAACTCCACTAAAATCATCTATCACATAATATCTGCCTGCAAAGTCAGTTCCTACAACTATGATTCCAGTTTCATCTGAATTTGCGTTAGACGTAACAGCAGGGTCAATGGCTACGACTATTCTTCTTAGTTCTCTGTCAGTATCTTCTGGCAAACGAGTTTCTTCAATCATTCTGTTGCTCCACAAAGCACCATCAAAGTCCTCTATAATTTCTGCATACAACTCTTGCCTGCCCAATGTTGTGCCTTCGTATCTTTCTTTTAACATAGCTAAAGCTGTGTCTGCCAAGTTATCTTCATTCTCAAATGTATTGCCAGAAGTTACCGTGACATCATCTCTGTCTATTAACTCTTTTATAATTTTTGTTGGCTTTGGGGTTGTAGTTATGACGCATTGGGGGTTGTCTCCGAGCCTAAGCCCAAACATCAACTGATCAAAGCACTCTTGTCCATATCTCCATGCTGCTAACTCATCTGCCCATGCTCTGTGGAATTGACTACCCCTTAGTCTATCTGGCTCTATAGCTGCATACCCCATAATCTTTGAACCGTTATGCAATCTTATTTCTGCTACGGAAGAAGAATAACCTTTTGTGTCTGTTGATTTGGTGTAGCACTCTTCTGGTATTATTGACAGTAAACCACTGTTACCGCCAAAACAAACTCTCCTTAGATCTCCATGTGTCGGTGCTACTACAGCACATAAACTGTTAGGGTTTCGCAAAGCGTAAAGTGCTATGTCTTGTGCGCCTGTTCTTGTCTTTCCCCATCCCCTTCCTGCTAGTATTAGCCAGATATAATGTTTTTCTAGCGGTTGTAATTGTTTCGGTCTAGCGGTGTTTAGCCACTCAGTGTATAGGTTTATCGTCTGCCTTTCTGCTGTTTGCAACTTCGTCCAAGAGTTCAAGAACTTCTGTGAAGGCTTCACTTTGTTGGATGCTTCCATTGATATTTATTGAGTCAGTTGATTCACCAAAAGCTAACTTAGCTAATCTCTGTGCTGCTACAGCAGTATTGGCTAAGCTTAGTATTTGGCTAGGGTTATCTGTTTTAGTGTCCTGTTCTAATGCTTTCAGGTTTTTATAAACCTTTCCATAAACTATCTCCATAAGTTGATTTGCAACCTTAACGCTTTTTGAGTCAAACTTTCTGGACTCTACTGCCATCTGTTTTGCGGTCTCTTCGTCTATCTTCTCTTGAAGTTGTACTTTAAAGCTCTCCTTTTGATCTCTCCAGTTTTCTTTCTGTGAAAGTCTGAATAGTGAAGTCTGGGCAACATTATACTTGGTGGCTAAATCAACTATTGGTAAGTATTGCCTTTCACCACTCTCTAGCTCTATACCCTGCACAAATTCTGTCCTTAATTTTAATGCAAGATCCTGAGTGATTCTTTGTACCGTGCTTTTTTTATCCACTGATTATTCTGTTTTTGGTCAACAAGTTTTGCCAACTATATTACAGATTGCTATAAATTACAAAGTGAGAGTGGACTTATACTTCGTTACCCCAGATATCCCAACCATCATTATAGTCGTCGTAAAGTAAATCGTATTTTGGTCTGGAAAATAATTCTATTCTTGGAAGATCTCCGCTACATTCAACAATAATTTTTTTTACATCTATCGGCTTTTCAGAATGTTTAGTAGCACGATCTATAATTATGTTTCTTGTTTTATTGTTTTCACATAACTTTTTGCCTTTTACACCAAATATAATATGTTCAGTGCAACCTCTAAAGTAGTAACCCATTCCCATCACAGGAGTTCCATCTTGATATGTTTTGAGCCATGTTATGAGTGTCTTGTATTCAAAGCCCCAAGCCTCACAGACTTCTAAGCCTTCTTTCATAAAAGGATTTGTTACCCAAAGATATAAATGTGCTTCGTCCTTAGTGATTTTGTTTATAGGAAGATCTTTTATTTCTTGAGTAGACATAACTTGATATTCTCTTTCGGCAGATTTACCCCCATTTCTTTCATACTGCCACGGGGGGTCAGCATAGACTATGTTGTATTTTTTATCAGGAAAGTCCATCTGATGTTTCTGATTTCCATGCCTGATTAATCAAAGTCATCATTTTGTCGTCTAACTTATTGAAATCTTTTTGTGAGACATCTTCTGTATGGTCATTACTGCCATCATCGTTTCCTACATAGACTCCAACTACTTTTGGAAATAAATTTGTAGATGATCTTGAATCTATAAAATCTCTAAGTGTGCTACTCAAGATAGCTAATTCTTTTTTTGTAAGTTTCATTTTGATATCCATTTTGTGAATTTTTTGTCTATGCTTTTAAAAAGTTTTTCTGTTTCTTCTTGCGTCAGTTCGCAATCTTCATTTAGCCATTGTGGGAATAAAGTATGTCTTGCGTAGTCATCTCCACTATTCATATCAAAACAACCTTTTAATAATGACAATTCTTTATCTGTAAATTTAATTGACATCTTAAATATTTGTGCCTTGAGAGTGTTGCTCTAGATAAAATTCCCAAGTCGTGAAACCTTTGTTTTTTTCTTTTTCTATCAGATCTGAAAAGCCTATCTCTTCTGGCTTCCATATTTCAAGTGCAAGTTTGATGTAAATTTCTGTTAAGTCGTAACTACCCCCTAAATCTTCTATAACAGTTGTTTCTGTCCAGACTGTATCGGTGTCATACTCAACTTCTTTTAATAAGAATCTAGTGTCTTTATCTATTCTGTATGTTGTTATACTACTCATTTTACTCCTTCAAGTTAAGGAACAGGCTTTATGCCTGCTCCTGTTTTTCTATTTTTATCCACCATGTGTTCATTGAATGAGGTTGGATAGTGTAAATTTTGTTAGTTTTGAAATTGGACAACTGATCTATTGATAATTCGGTAAGATACCAAAATAGCCATTGGTTACCTGTTTCAATCAATTCTTCAAGTGAAACTTTGAACGTCAAACAATTTGTGTTTTTTAAGACTGCTTTTGGGTTCATTTTAATTTTGTATGTCATTTTATCTCCTTTCAATTAATTAGTAATACCTATATTAGTCCAATAGGGACTATATTGCAAGCACTTTCAAGATGTAATCACCTCTAAATCAGTAAACATATCATTATCTATATCTAATCTTTTTCCTATAATTTCAACGTAATCTTCATTCAATTCACAGAGTATGGCATTTCTATTATGACCATTTGCTACAAGAGCTGTAGTTCCAGAACCACCAAAAGGGTCAAGAACAGTTCCTCCTTCGGGGCAACCTGCTAACACACATGGTTTAATTAAATCAATCGGAAAGGTTGCAAAGTGTGCCCCTTTGAATGGTTTAGTATTTACTGTCCAAACTGATCTTTTATTAGCACCTTTAATTTCTTCATAATCTCTTCTCTCCATGTTGTGTTTGTTTTCCCCACCTAAAGCACCTTGTGCTGTCCTTGCTCTAGCCATTATAAAACCCTTGTTTGATTCTTTGATTGGCTCTCTTATTGAATCCATGTCGCAATAATATTTATCTTTCTTACTCAATAAAAATATGTATTCATGTGCCTTAGTACAACGATCTTGCACGCTTTCTGGCATTGGATTAGGTTTGTGCCAAATAATATCTTGTCTTAAATACCAATCATCAGCTTGTAAGGCAAACGCTACTCGCCACGGTATGCCAACTAAGTCTTTGCTTTTTAATCCTTTGCCTGTTTTTTTAAAAGCACCCTCTCGTTTTGTTCCATAACCTGCCCTGCCATTATTTGATGCTCTTGAGCAATTTCCTGCGTAACTATCACCCAAGTTAAGCCAAACTGTGCCATCATCTCGCAACACTCGTTTTACCTCTCTAAACACTTGTACTAGGTTCTCTACAAATTCTTCTGGTGTTTCTTCTAAACCAAGCTGATCGCCCTCGCCATAATCTCTTAAACCCCAATAAGGCGGAGAGGTAATACAGGTGTGTACGCTTTTTTCTTCTATTGTTTGCAGAGTTTTTTTACAGTCTCCTTTATATACCTTGATCATTTTATTTAATTTTTATAATGCTTTTTAGTAAGAGTCATTTTTAATCCTTGTTATCTTGACCTTTTTTTTTCCAAAGTAGGAGTCAAACTTCTTCCTGCCTGTAAACTCATCGCCTGCATTGATATTATGCAACTCAGCTTCTAAGGTCTTTGCTTTCCACCATCTCTGGAAGTTGTCCTCGTAGCTCTGGGTGTTGTCGTAGAAAAATGCCATCAGTGTATTTTGTGTAAGGGGTTTCCATCTATGTCAAAACCTGCCTTTCCATTTTCTAAGTCATCCTTACTAAATCCATAATATCTAGGATAGAAAACATGGCTGTAACAATAATTACAATAGTTCTTACCATCTCTAGCAAGCCAGTACCCATCTAAGCCTGATAGCGTTCCACATTCGTCACATGGTGTTATATCTTCTTCTTTCATTAATTTAGCCTCGTTGTTGGTTTTATTGCGTCTTTATGTATATCCAAGAAGATCCTGATACCTTCGTCAGTAGGAAAAAAGTTCATATCAACGTAGGATATGTAGCCTTTGCCCTTTTCATCTTCTAAGCTTTCTTTAAACTTGTGGGCAGTATCGCTATCTTCAAATGTCTTTAGATAGCTTACAATACCTTTCCCTGTATCTTCATAATAAACGACACAGGATTTGTTTCTGTAAAAAGCAATGTCATCGTCTGTCCACCATGCCATTATTTATCCTCCAAAAATAAAAGTTCTTTCTCTTCTTGTGTGCCATAGTGCCAAATGTATTTACAAAGTCTATGAAGCATACCAAGAGGTGATATATAAGAACCATCTTTGTAAGGTTGCAAACGTCTGAGATCTTGTATTGTTAGATCACCTCTTGGGTCTGTCACCTTTTGCCTCCACAAATCTAAGGCTTGACTGGTAAGCAGTTTGTTTGTGTCGCTTATATTGCTCTGTACGTTCTGCATACTTACTACATGAGTGCCTCTTAAGGTTATACCCATCAAGCTAAGATCATCGTATCTATAAAAGTCATAACGACTCCAATTCTGTTCTGATAATTTTCTGTAATCGTCCTCGCTAACATGGGTCTTAGTTCTATTTTTTTCTGTCCTCAAAGAATTAGGATTTATGTTATTTTTATAAATGTCCTCCATGTTTTGCGTATGAACTTTTTTAGCTTGTTCAAGGGTTATGTATCTAGTATCACCTATAGCACATTTGATAATACTTTTTTGAATTTTAGTATTTTTAGCTCTTGTATAGTAAGTGTTTGACTCAGCATTTTGTCTTATAGATAAGCCTGCACAATCTGCACAGTGTACCCACTTTTCTTTAACTCTCTCTCTCCCATTTGAGTGTACTACCCTTTCTGTTGCAAAAGGCAATTCGTTTACAAAGTCTTGAGTCAAAGATACTTTTGATCTGAATGTTATCTGTTTACCCTCTTGATTGATGCCAGTTGCGTGACCAGAAGAAACTATCTCAGCAATGCCTGATGTTTCATGTGAAACATCTAATAATCTGTCTCCATGATCTATCTGACCTTTTGTTTCTTGTATGGCAAGTTCTAATTCTTTAGCTTGTCTCAATAGCTCTTTTCTTTTAACCTCCATCTCTGTAGTCGCACCGACTAACAAATCTTTTTTGTGTTTGATATGATGTTCTAAAACATTTCTTACAAGTGAGGATTTGTTGACTCCGTACTCTCTATGTACCTCCGCCAACATATCCCACATCCTATCATCTACCTGTAGCGTGACGTGCTTTTCTTTATTCATAATTTTCTCCTTCTGGATTATTAATTTTCTAAATTCTCATAAATGGTTTTTACAAGACCCACTTTTTCTGCCTGCTCTTTTGAGTGCAAAAGTCTTTCTAATCTACTTCTATGATCTTGCATGAAGTCTGTAACGAGTCCTTCTAATAATGTACTCATTGACAGACCTGTAGCTTGCCTCATAAATTTTAAATCTTTTAAAGTATCTTCTGTAAGTCTGACTGATGTGCGTGTGTAGCTCCTGCCTTCTTTTCTCTTGCTCATATTTAAAATCTAAATGCTACTAAGAAAACACAACCGATGATCATAAGACCAAGCACTGTGTATGCTATGACTATGTTCCTGATTTCCCTAATTTGACTTGGAGATCTTTTCATAATTACTCCTTATTGTGTTTATAATTAAAATTTTCAGACAAAACACTCTTAATGTTTTTATTGAAATTTTCCATGTTTGGTTTGCAATATTCCTCTAAATCTTTCTTAGCCCAAGATAAATGTCTATCGCAAACATTTTCATCGGTAAAATAGTAAAAGCTGTTATCTAAATCAACGAGACAACCATTCACTTCAATTTGCTTGACGAATGCTATAAGCTTGTTATGACTGAATAAAAGATTACATTCATTAAGATAATAATGTTTGTATGTTTTTACTTTGTGAAGGTAGTAAGGTGTTAAATTTTGAAGGTTAAGATCCTGTGGTGTAATTATTAATTGCTGTTTCATTTGATTACCTCTTTGATAATATCCCAAGCCTCTTGGTTAGGTATAAGAAAAGACACATTTCGCTCTAGTCCTTTCCTGTGGATTCTTTTTCTCTGTGAGATCGTAGCATCTCTTAAATAGTGTTTGTATTCGTGACCCCAGAAGTAAGCCAAGCCTAAATAGTTCATAGTGCCGATAAACTTGTTGTCCATCTCCATGATCTCAGCTAATGCTTGTGGGGTTGCGGTGTTTAAATTTAAAGTGAAGTCGCTCATGTTATCTCCCATAAAGTAAAGCAGGCTTTATGCCTGCTCCTGTTTTTTATTCATCACCTTCTTCAATTCTCTGATGTGAAAATTGACAGTCCACGCACTAGGTCTTTTTAAAAGCATCAGCTTTCCCAGTTGCTCGTAATGTAGTTGAGCTATCAAGTTTGTATAACCAAATTTTTCATCATCTGACATCAAAGCACCTAAACCATTTTCGTTAAAATAATGGAAGTACGCTTTGAAATTTGCAGGTAGGTCTTTGTCTGTTTTTAACTGGTGTCTGATAAAATGAACCAAATTTATTTGCTTACTACGATATTCTTCGGTTTCAATTTTATCTTTTAACCAAGCATTTCTAAGTTTTCTATTGAACGATTTTGCTTCTTTATAATTCATTGTTTTCATCCTTAAGAAGCTCCTAATAATTTATTAAAATCATCTACAGAAATTTCTCCCAAAACTATTTTTTCTGCACTATCTAAAACGCTATTGATGATGTCGTCATCTTCTACTATTCCCCATTGGGAATCATCTATAGTAGAGATTACGTTGTGTTTGAATAAAGGTGCTGTCCACAAGAACTCGCATCCTCCGTTTCCTGATGGTTCTTCAATGTAAGCGTTGCCTTCGTATGAAGGTACTGTGTATATTTCGTATTTATCGTAATTTTTCATCTTTACTCCTTTCATTTTATTAAGTTGTAAGTACATTATGGACTAATTAATTATCATTGCAAGCACTTTCGTAAACTTTTTTTAGAAGGGTAAATCATCGTCTAGCTCCCTATATGACTTGCTACTTTCATAGAGCTTTCTTGCCATCTCCTTCCCATAGTTTGCAGGTAAACCAAAACTTTTGAAAAAGGCTTTCTCAGTTCCAAACTTTGTATGTATCAAAGCATGATGTTTTCTGCAAAGGGGTAGGCATTCAGAATCGGCACTTTTTATGCCTGCTCTGAATCCAGTAGAGGGTTGCAATAGATGATGTGCTTCCACTGAACCCTCACAACTGTAAAACCCTAGTTGTTTCATCAAACAGGGTTGTTGCCTTATCCATGCTAAGTGTTCTTTGTCCACAAAGCGTTTAGCCATTAGAAGGGAACGTGAGACATATCAGGTTCTTTTCTGACCTGTTGCTCTTCTTCTTTCTCCTTGATGCTGATGCTAGTGTACTCTTGGTTGTTTTTAGACATCTTCTTCCAACCACCAAGCTTAAAAACTCTAGGATCTGTGCCTCCACTAGCAGGTATAGTTATTGCGCCGCCAATATCAGGGCTATTTGCAGAGACCTTATCATGCTCTTGATTAATGTGCAGTAGACCTAGTGACATCATAAACTCATACTTAGGCTGTCCGTCTGAGTTATGTGATTCAATGATTGCCACATAATGCTTCTTGCCATCAAGAGTTAGGTTGCCTTTTCTCATCACACTTGAGTTACCATTCTCATGCCATAAGAACCCTGTCTTTTCATTATCATATTGCTTATCCATATATCCTCCTAAAATAAGTCTTGTTGTCCTATCTGGACGTTCAGTTTATATTCATAGCCTTTTCCTGCAAGCCTAGATCGTTTCTCTACGACTTCGCCATACAGTTTCAAATTATACTTTTTTCTTTCCTCATAGTTTCTAAGTTTCCTTAGACCTGCTGAGATTGTTGCCTCTCCATAAAATTTACCGAAAGCCTGTATCTTTTCTTGCAGCTGCCAAAAAGTAAACCACCCTCCATCTTTCATAATCTCATAGAGGCAATCTGTTAGTGTCATCTTTTTCATTTTTTCTCCCTCAATATATCTGTTATTTCTTTCAATGTTTTGTCTGCATATTCGTTTTTAAAAAATTTGCACAAATATTTAATTGTGTCATGTTGACTAATCACTTTGCTTGTAAATGGAAAAATAGAATTGATGGTCTCAAGATAACCTTTGACTTGTAAAACGTCACTATAAGTCTCGTTATCAACACAAATATTTTGCCTAGTATTACGTTTGTAGATTGACCTGCTAGGATATTTATTCATTTTACTTTCTCCCATTGCTCTAACAAATCTTTGACTTCTTGAAGTGCGGTTTTTCTAGCTAGGATCTCTTTCTCACTAATTTTGTTTCTGTTTTCTTGCAGATACAAAAAAGCTGATATAAGTTCATACAAATCCATATCTAGTAAGTTTATCAACATATCTTTTGATTCTGAGTAGTACCAATGATTCTCGTAACAATCTGGTGCATAACCGTTGAAAAGATCTTTGTTAGATAATATGTCTTTTGGAAGTTTGTCACCGATCACTGCTTGCAGTTCTAATAATTTTCTTATATTCATGCTGACTCTCCTAGTTCTATAAGAGCCTTGAAGCCATCCTTAACTTCTTTGTCGCTTTCAGAGACACTCTCGTAGGCTTGATCTATTTTCTCTTTATTCATCAGATATATGCCCTTAAAAGACTTCTCTTCTTGTAGGCAGTTCTGATACTCCACTCGCATCTGTACCAAGAACTCTTTTGCAGTCTTGCAGTTAGTCTTTATATTACCGTTAAGTTCTTTAATGCTGAATCCTGTTTCCGTTTCAGATTCAACCTCTGATTCAAGTTCTTGTATTACTTGTGCCTCTGCTTCATCTTTTTTTGCATCAGGCAAATCTTCACCACGATATATATAGTTAGCAAGACCAAACATTGCCAGACACTTTACAAGACATCTCATTCTTGAATCTTGTATCTGTCTTGTAGTTGGGTTGGTTAAAGAATTATTTTTATTGTCCATGCAGGGCAACCACATATATCTTTCTAAGTGACCTATCCTTACGATGCAATAAGACATCACCGTTCCGTTGTTCTCATAAGTCTCAGGTTGAAACTCATAAGTAGCGAAAGGGTAATGCTCCATCAATATCTTCCAAGCATCAGTCCAAGATAGATAAGTAAAGTTACCTTTCTTATCGTGATACTCACTAAGGTCTAAGGCATTTAAAGTTTCCCACACTTCTTTATATGTCAATTCAACATTCATTTTATACTCCATATTTTCTTTGCTTCAGCAATCTCGTAATCTGTCCAAGTCCAATCGGAAAAGTCAGGGTACATCACTGAAGTTATTTCATTTAAATCGCCCAAAGACAAAAGGTTCTGCATTGCTATGACAGCTCCTTGAACTTGGGACATCCATTTATCCACATCATTGACTTCCATAGTAATCACTTCCTGTCTGGACTGATTGACTACAACATAGTCTACAAGTGGAACATATCCGTCTAAGGCTGTACTGTAAATGGACAGTTGCCTATTGACTGAATCTGGTATCTCAGAGGGTTTCTTGGCAGTAGTCTTTAGATCTCTCACTATGCCTAACTCTGGGTAACTGAAATCGCAGTAGCCGATTATAGGTACTGGAGACCACTCTGGTTGGTATTCTATTTTTTGCTGATGGTTTGCCTTACCTAAATTTTTGTAGTGAGGTATGGCAAGCTCAATATATTTTGCTAGGTTTTGTTTTTCCTTAAGTTCTTTTGCATCGTCTATCTCAAATGCTTTTTCTTTCTTGAGTTGTTTGACAGTTGTATCAAACTCAAGGATTGCTCTTTGTATGGACTCTGCAATGGGCAATGGTTCTTTTTCTTGCCTGCCTATCTCATGGTCAGTGACCGTGCCTCTCAACATAGCTGCATTCATAAGTGATCTTATCTTATGCAGATAGTTGAGTACCCATTTTGCAGGGTTGGATATAAACAAGCTGATGCTTGAGTTGGATAGATGATCTATCCCAAAAGTGTCAAATGGATTGTTTTTCATTTTTACTCCTTGTTACTATTTTCATTTGATTCAAGATTGCAGTATAATTCCTATTTGGATTATTGCAATAACGAAATGGAATATTTATTACGATGAAATTACAGGCATATCTTGACGATAAGAACTTAACACAAAACCAATTCATAAATGTATGCAAAGAAAAGACTGGTGTTTCTTTTACACAAGCTTGCGTAAGCAAGTGGGTCTTAGAAAAGCGTAGACCAAGAGCCGAGGAGTGCAAAGCTATATATGATTCCACAGAAGGCATGGTCACTCCGAACGACTTTTACCTTTAATGTTATGCTTGGCTGCAATCTCAGCCAATTTCTGACTGGCTTTAGGATTTGTCCGAATTTTTTTCTGAGGCTTTTTATCCGTAGACCATGAGCTAGACACCCTAAGTTCGTTTTGCTTTCTCAGGATCTCTTTTTCTTGCATCCACTTCGGTTTATCTTTTGTCGTCTTAGTTGACTTCTTTATGTCCTCTAACTTGATGTCCTCATAGTCTAGGAATCTACGTTGATTTAAAAAGGTAGTGCAATGGCAAATGAATTGCGTGTCAGTCTCTTCTGCTTCGCAATGTGCAACAAACTTTTCTAGCTGATGATACAGCTTATCCTTATCGTAAGTTTTTACGATCTGTTGGTATTTTAGTCGTGCAGAAAACTTGCTTACCTTTCTTGGGTATATTTTCCAAAACCTTTCAAACTCTATATTAATAATATCTTTAGTATCCTCTTTAGTATTGTGGGGTGCAGAGACCACTGGGGTAGGGGTCTGTAGTAGGGGAGGGGTCTGTAGACCACTAGGGATGGATAATTGATACAAATTACTAAGGCTACCTCCATCATCCCTATATCTTTTGTTGATCTTAAGATAACCTAGAACTTCTAATTGTTTGATGATCTTGCCAATATGCTTCCTATCTTTTATGCCAACGATCTTTCCAATGTGAGAATGTGATGGGTAGCAACATGAATTTTCGTCTGCATAGTTTGATAGAACTACTAGAACAAACTTGGAACTGGTGGGTAAGCCTTCAACTTTTAAGGCTGCATTTAAACACTCTATGGACATCTGCCCTCCTCTTTTTGTGGGTGAATGATACTAAATCCGTTCTGGTCTAAGGTCAACTGATGTTTTTATTTCTCCTCCTCCACTATGATTGCTAAATGTTTGAACATACCAGTAAGATTCCAAGATTCATTTTCGTAGTTTTTCCATTGATTAGGTGCTTCGCTGTAGGTCGCATCATGTGATGCTGAACAAACAGCTAAGTAGTCAATCTCTCTTGGTGTTAGTCTCCTAACTTTTCTTGTTATTATTTTTTTTCTAGGCATT